TTATTCCTGCGCCTGGTGCAGCAAAAATCATAGATGTAATTAGTATACAAGCATATTTAGATGCAGGTTCTATTCAATATGATTTTGGTTCAAATGGTCTTGATTTTAAAATAGACTCTGTAAGTTTTGGAGCAATACAACAATCTAAAATAAATTCAGCAACTGATATTGTAACAAAACCTGGAAACTCAGGTGGATTGACAGTTGGTATTAACCAACCTTTAGTATTAGTTGCAGATGACGGAAATGCCACAGTAGGAACAGGTGATTTATATGTAAATATATTTTACAGAATTCTTACTACAGGAACATCATTCTAATTAAATGGATATACGAAAAATTTCTATAGGCGCAGACTATAAGTCTGGAGCTATGCATTACATAGTAGGACAATCTGTTCTTGGAGGAACGTATGGTATTCATTTAATTCAACATGACTCTACTCAAGATTCATATAAAATCTGGATTATAAAAAAAGACGAAGTATTGTTGTGGAAAGAATTTAAAACCACGATGCCTATTTCTTTAGAATTTAATATAAACTTTTAATGCAGTCTCCTTTTTGCTTTATAGTAAAACCCTACAACGATAGGCGTTACGATAATATAAAATACTACGGAGACAAAAGGTTTTTTACCAGCACATCAGAAGAAGATTTTACTGTATCTACAAGACTAGCTATTGTTATTAATGTACCTTTAAATTATAAAGGTCCTATTAAAATTAACGATACATTAGTAGTTCATCATAATGTTTTTAAATTTTACAATGACATGTATGGTAGACAAAAAAGTGGCAGAAGTTGGTTAATGGATGACTTGTTTTTAGTAGATGACAATCAATTCTACATGTATAAACAAAACAATAAATGGTATAGCCATAATAACTTTTGCTTTATTAAACCTATACCAAAAGGTGAGAGTTTTATTGATGGAGTAGGTGTTACAGAAGAGCCTTTGTGGGGTAAAATAAAATATAGCAATAAATCCTTGGAAACATTAGGATTAAAAGAAGGAGATAAAGTTTCTTTTCAACCTGATAGTGAATATGAATTTAATATAGAGGGAGAAAAGCTTTATAGAATGTACACAAATAATATAACTTTAACAGATGGATACCAAAGCAATTAAATTAGAAATAATACAAGCAGGTGAAAAAGCTGTAAAAGAATTAATACAAGTAGCTAAAGAAAAAATAATAAAACCTGACCCAGAAGATGAGTTGGCAGCAGATAAATTAAAAAATGCAGCAGCTACTAAAAAGCTTGCTATATTTGATGCGTTTGAAATATTAAAAAGAATTGATGAAGAAAGAGATAAGATAGATGGTATAGAAATTAAAAATAATACACCTAAAGGATTTGCAGAATCAAAGTCAAAATAAAATATTTAATATATGTAAAGGACTTATTCCTAAAAACATATTAACGCGAAAAAATAAAGCGAGGACTTGGTCGTATGGTTATAATGAAAAGTATGACGTAGTAAATATTTCTAAAGATGGAACTATAGGTGAAATCATTCACGTTTCTGGATTACGAATTGCATTGCCAGAAGTTCCGAAGAGCTCGTTTAAACGTAGTGAAAAAAAAGATTTACAATATTGGCAGGTAACAGAATTACCCCCTGCTTTAAAAAGAATACCTACTATATTTCAATGGCACGATGCTCCTTCATCATTTAAAAACCAGTGGATAGAATACATAGAAGAAGAATTTAATAGAAGAGAACAAGGCTATTGGTTTTATAATAATGGCATACCAACATATATTACAGGAACTCATTATATGTATCTTCAATGGACAAAGATAGACGTAGGACATCCTGATTTTAGGGAGGCTAATAGAATATTTTATATTTTTTGGGAAGCATGTAAAGCTGATAAAAGGAGTTTTGGAATGTGTTATTTAAAAATAAGACGTTCTGGATTTTCATTTATGAGTTCGTGTGAAGGAGTAAATACAGGTACTATTACAAAAAATGCTCGTATTGGTATTCTTTCTAAAACAGGTTCAGATGCTAAGAAAATGTTTACCGATAAGATTGTTCCTATATCAAACAACTATCCTTTCTTTTTTAAACCTATTCAGGATGGAATGGATAAACCTAAAACAGAGTTAGCTTATCGTGTTCCAGCTTCTAAGATTACTAAAAAGAATATGTTTAATATAGAAGAAAATGTTTTAGAAGGGTTGGATACTACGGTGGATTGGAAAAATACTTCTGATAACAGTTATGATGGAGAAAAATTACAATTATTAATTCATGACGAAAGTGGAAAATGGGAAAGACCTGAAAATATTTTAAACAATTGGCGTGTTACTAAAACCTGTTTAAGATTAGGAAGTAAAATAATTGGTAAATGTATGATGGGCTCTACATCCAATGCATTAGATAAAGGAGGTAGAAATTTTAAAGATTTATACAATGATTCTAATTGTGAAAAACGAAATGCCAACGGTCAAACTAAAAGCGGATTATATTCTTTATTTGTACCAATGGAATGGAATATGGAAGGGTTTATAGACCTGTACGGAATGCCTGTTTTAGACACCCCAGATAAAGAAGTTATGGGAATAGATAAAGAATCTATTTTTCAAGGAGCAATTCCTTATTGGAAAAACGAAGTGGTGTCATTAAAAAATGACCCTGATGCTTTAAATGAATATTATAGACAATTTCCTAGAACAGAGTCACATGCTTTTAGAGATGAAAGTAAACAGTCTATATTTAATTTAACTAAATTGTATCAACAAATAGATTACAATGACAGTATTATAAAAGAACATTTTATTACTCAAGGTTCTTTTAGTTGGGAAAACGGAATTAAAGATTCTAAAGTAATCTGGTCTCCAAATAAAAGAGGTAGATTTTTTGTAACTTACATACCTAAACACTCTCTTCAAAATAATGTTTTAAAGAAGGGTAATAGGTTTTATCCTGGGAATGAACACTTAGGGTCATTTGGTTGTGATTCTTATGACATTTCAGGAGTAGTTGTAGGCAAGGGGTCTAATGGTTCTTTGCATGGATTAACTAAGTTTAGTTTAGAAGAAATGCCTAGTAATCATTTCTTTTTAGAATATATTGCTCGGCCTCAAACGGCTGAGATATTTTTTGAAGAAGTATTAATGGCGTGTGTTTTTTATGGCATGCCTATTTTATGTGAAAACAACAAACCTCGTTTGTTATATCATTTTAAAAATAGAGGCTACAGAGGGTTTTGTTTAAACAGGCCTGATAAAACTTTTAACAAACTTTCTAAAACAGAAAAAGAATTGGGAGGTATACCAAACACATCTGAAGACGTAAAGCAATCGCACGCTTCAGCTATTGAGTCTTATATTGAAAAATATGTGGGATTAGATTTGGATGGTGTATATAGAACACAAGGTGATATGGGAGATACATATTTTCAAAGAACATTAGAAGACTGGGCTAAGTTTGATATAACTAATAGAACTAAGTTTGATGCCTCTATAAGTTCAGGTTTAGCTATAATGGCTAATCAAAAACACTTGTATACACCGACTAAAGAAAAAACAAAAATAAGCATTAACTTTGCAAGGTATAATAACAGCGATAAAGTTAGTCGAATTATTAATTCATGAAAGACGTAAATATTAACTTAAAAGCAGCTGCATTTCCTAACGAATTTGCTTCCGACGCTACAAAAGACACAATGGAGTATGGACTTCAAGTGGGACAGGCGATTCAGTACGAATGGTTTAGAAAAGATAATGGCTCTTGTAGATTCCTAAATCAATGGGGAGAGTTTAACAGGTTAAGATTATATGCTCGTGGTGAACAGTCAGTTTCAAAGTATAAAAACGAAATTGCTATTGATGGTGATTTGTCTTATTTAAATTTAGATTGGACTCCCGTTCCTATCATTCCTAAGTTTGTAGATATTGTAGTAAATGGTTTAAACGATAGGCTATTTAAAGTAAATGCTTTTGCAGAAGACGCAATGTCCGCAGAAAAAAGAGACAGCTTTCAAAAAAGAATAGAAGGTGAAATGATTGCAAGACCATTATTTCAGCAGATAGAAGAAGACTTTGATTTAAATGTTTTTCAAACTAATGAAGAAGAACTTCCAGAAAGCGATGAGGAGCTGGAATTATATATGCAAATGAAATACAAGCCAGCTGTAGAAATTGCAGCTGAACAAGCTATTGATACGGTATTAAATCAAAATCATTATTCTGATATAAGAAAAAGAGTTGATTATGATGTAATGACGCTAGGTGTTGGTATGTGTAAACATCAATTTTTACCAGGACAAGGAATTACATTAGATTATGTAGACCCAGCTAATGTGGTGTACAGCTATACAGAAGACCCTTACTTTAAAGATTGTTTCTATTGGGGAGAAATTAAAACTATTCCAATGGCGGAATTAGTTAAGATTAATCCAGAGATAAGTAATGAAGATATG